TATCCCCTGAATTTGTAGTTCTACTAGGAACAACTATATCTTCTTCTCCCTCACTTGGGTTTATAGTTTTTACGGAGTCTTTTGATGCTACTTGGAGGATTTTTCCTAATGATAAACCTCCCCACCCTAAAATCTCAGGTGTAGTACCACCACCCCATTTAAACTCATATATATTTACATCTAAGGAACTAATTGATGGTAATTTCCCATAAGTTCCTGTATTAATATTACCACCAAAATCGGTTTGACCAGCATTAGGGTCGTATAAATTAATATCACTTGATTGATTTTTACTACCATTATATCTTGGATTTGTATGTCTAAGCAAGGTATAATTTGAGTCTTGAACTTCGGCTTTTAAGGCAGTACCATTTATAAGTAATTCAAAATTAGTTGGTGTTACTTGACCACTTGAATAATCAATATCTTGATAAGTTGTACTTTTTCTATTTTCTAATACATTATTAAGTAGAGGTTGGCAATCTAAAGCTTTTGAAAAATCTTGTGAGAAATAAGGTTCAGCAATAGAGTTCATTTCAGGGCCTATAGCTATGGATGAAGAGATGTATAGTGAAGATGTATGGAAACGTATAAAGGATGCGGGAGATAGAGGGCCAGCTAAGTCATAGAAAGGGAATAAATAACCCCCAATTTTACCTGATGAGATAGGGTTTACTAAGGATCCAGTTAGTTCGAAGTCTAGATAAGCATTAGCTCCAGTTCGAGTGATATATTTTAATAATTCAATAGAGGATGGAGGGTCATTAGGGTCACCAAACCCAACTCCTAGACCTACGGTTCCAGTTCCAGGTGTGTTTTTGGCTACAAAAACTGTACCTTTAAAGGAAAATGATATATCTTTTTGAGGGTAGGTATTTATTTTATAAGCTTCTAAGTTTGGATCATAAAAATTTAAAGAATCATTTAAAACTTCAACTATTGGAACTATTTCACGATTACCAATGGAGGATAGACTACTAGTATATGCTGACCCAGTAAAATCGTATTCTATATCTGCTCTATCATCCCAATCAATATTAGGATTCTCTACATAGTATACAAAATGGGTTGGATATTCTGTAGTATTGAGGATATCATAAGTAACATTCCCACTACTATAGGGGATTGTTAATACAGTCATAGATTGGAGAGTATTTGTTTGATCAATACCGTCCTTATCTACTTTTGCTACTTTTATATATCTTACTCCTTCTGCCATTTTATTTTAATTTATGAGGATGCTTCTGGTGCTGATGGTGGTAATGGTGGAGATGATGGATTTTGGTACCACATTGAAATATACCCATTTGTTGGGTAATTATTAATATCAATAAAATCCCCAAAATTATATTCACTCCCACTATACATCCTTACACCATAAAATCCAATTGATGTTGGGTCTATCTTCTTAAAATAATCACAACCCGAATTTAAGTCTTGTGTTGTTACTATTAATGCAGAACCGCTAAATTCACCGTTATAAAACTCGTCTTGATTATCATGCAGCACTGTTGCTGATCCTGATAATGTTGGGTAGGTTTCAACCCAACTTTGAGTAACGTTAAAAATATTTTCAGGGCCCGTTCCATTAGGTCCATATGGTGTTGTATCAATTGAATTGAATTTAATAACACTTCCTGCGGCCTCCCCGGATGTATTAACAATAGCTCCTGCTTCGAAGTTATTCCATTGAGGTTTAACAGTACCACTAACAGCTATGTTTTTAAATGTTAAAGGTTCATTCCAATGAATGGAACCACTCCTACCATATTTAGCAGTTGTCGTATTAGTATCAACTAAAACATTTTTATATCTATTTCTTTCAAGTAAATGTTGTTTAATAACGATACCAGATGCTAGACTTGTTCGTGCTGGAACAAAATCTTTTATCATCTTAAATAAGGAATTATCAAAGGATTTGATCAGTTTTATAAAACCAAATAAATCATAATTCTTAACATACTTTTCAAAGTAACTATCTCTTAGCTTATCTAAATTGGGATATGTTTCTGCTGGGTTGGTTCTGAAACTAGGGTCTCCTATATATTCCCCGATATTGAAATATCCAAGTTGGCTTATTATATCGTCATTGATTTCGTTTTGTGGGGAAAAAGCTACTTCTAAATAATTAATGTTAGGAGTATAACTAGAACTAATTGATGGTGATTGTAATAATCTTTGGAATGGGGATAACGTATCACCAGCAGGCAAGACATTATCTTCTATTCTAACTTTATCTGTTATTCTATTTTTTATCCCTACAGCCGGTTGATCTAAGAAGAAATACTCGGTGTTAGATTCGTAGGTTGGAGTAGTAGAGAAATTAAAATTACTATTACTACTAAAAGAGGATGTATTAACCCAAGAACCTGTTACCTTTGGATGGATTGAAGTTGTTGATGTAATATCTAATTCACCTCCTAAAGATGCTCTAAATATTAACTCATTAGGTGATGAATTAATAGAATTACCCTCTGTGGATAGAGGATTCATTACATAATCTTTGAATGAATCTTCATTTAAAATAGTAGTATAATATCTTATTTCTTGTAATGAACCCGAGAATCCTGGGTGGAGAGATGATGTTGCAAAATATGCTAGTTTAGGATTAACCCATGAACCATCATTAATAGAGGATGATGATATATATCCAATAGAGGTACCATCGTTTCCATTGTATATTTTATTAGCAGCCGTTAATTCAAACCCATTAGCACTTCCACTTGTTACCATTACGGACCACCAACCTTTATTAAAGAAAGGTAAATATATACTAGCAGAGTTCCCAGATGTTACATCTGGTATCCATTTTAAAGTAGCGTATTGATTGTTCGGATCTAGAGAAGAGCCGGAATATGAAGCGCTGGTTAAACCTGAACCTGTATATTCTAATGTTAAATCTGATGTTAGAGTTGTTCCGTCATATATACTAAATATGGATTGGGATGCGTTTGTAGGTAAAATATCCTCAGCTTTAAATCTTAATTCTACTGTGGAGGGTTTGTTTGAAGGTGAATTCCAAGTACTATTAACACCCCAAGAACTAAGTATAAAGTTAGTTCCTTCAGTATTAAAAGCGTAATTAAATTTATTATAATAATAATCCCAATCATTAGTATTTACTTTATCTTTACCCCCAAATTCACTTATCCTTAAAATCGTATCCGGAATACCGTATGAGGTAATAAGAGCTCTTAATCCAGGTATAGTACCCTTAGCTTTAAGTAGGTATGGTAAGTTATGATATATTCTTTTGTATAAGGATTTATTAACATCATCTAATGGAATATAATCATTAGAAGCAGATATTAAGGTATCAACATACTCATACCCACTTGGTGTAGGTAAGGACCCAGTTATATTAGGGAATGGGAATAAACTACCTTCAGGAGTCATCCCTAAGAAGGCAGTAAATAAATCATCGTTGGAGAAGTTATTTTGATATAATTTAACACCAAAATCTCTAATTGTATCTGCTACTAAATCCTTAGATACTCCATAATTTAATCTATTATCAGAGTTGAATTTTTGAGTTACATCTTTTATATAAATCCAAATATTATCATAATGTTGGGCTACCATATTAATGAATAGCTCATATTTTTGATTTTCAGAGTCTTCTCTTAAATATTCTGGTATAGAAAATACTAAATTATCTTTATTCTCATTATCATAAAGTGAAGCAGATAATATAATTCCACCATATATAGGACTATCTTCATTAGTACTTCCAAACCAATTTAAGGCTTCAGTACTACCTACGGTTTGAAGCTGGTATGGAGGTTGTGATGTTGATTTAGGCCAAGCATATGAACTACTCTCATAATATAAAACATACTCATAATGATCAAAGTTAGTTATTATACTACTAATTTTATTTTCTAAAATAGTTTTACTTTCACTAACTGCAAATGATGCAGATGTTGCACCAGTTATATTAGTATTGATTGTAGATATAGAAGATGAGTATTGTTCTAATAAATTTACCTTATATTTGAAATTTTCAAGTCTAGTTTGACCTGAACTAAAATGTATAAAATTGGAGAAGTCACTATAATCGATATTGATTGAAAGTTCTTTTTCCTCTAATAAACTATTAAGTTGATTTGTTGCTGAAGGTAGTGATGTGTTAACTATATCTGAGTATGATAATTCTAATGTAGAATTGTTTATCTGGTCTTTTAGTTCTAAATTAAAATTAGGTCCATTAAGTGGAGATGAATCTTCAACCACTATAGGTTCCTCTATAAATTCTACACTATAAGCTAAGGGTTCATCTACAGAAGTAACAACCCACAATTCAGATTTTATATCATAACTCTCAGGAAGTGGTTCATATAATTTAATTAATACTGTTATATTATTAACATCCTCATTTGAAATGTTGATATTATTAGCTATTGATAAATTATTGTCTCCTAAATTAATATAAAAATCTAAGAAATAATCACTATTTTCTCTCTCAAGAATAAATGTTTCAGTTTGTTCTTGTAATGTGGTATTATCTATAAGATTACTATCTAATCTTATTTCAGTTCTATCTGAAGATATTTCTGATATGTAAAGTGTTTCTAAATTAGATCCAATTTTATATGATAGAATATTATAATAAACATTATATTCACCTTGATCAAACCCTAAATCTCCTAAATCCGTTTCCGGGTTAATTATAATATTAGATATTTCTCCTGAAGTCGCCGATTGACCATCGTTTTGGACTTTATATGAATTATAATTATATGTGTTATATAATAAATTATTATTTAAATCATAAACGTTATATTCAATATAACTTGAGGTATCTAATTTAGTATCAATATCAAAAGATGAAATTAAAGTTTCATCCTTAGAGGTATATTCAGTTTGACTCGTTATTAGAGTTGGATTTATTTGTGATATATTAACCATTATTGATTTCCATTTAATGAAACACCTGTCTCTGATTCTATTACTTGTTTCTGTGAATCTAATAATTCTATTCTTAATTGGGAAATTTCTTTTTGAAGTTCTATAATTATATCATTATTTTCACTAAAATCAATATACTCTGAACTTTGTTTTATGAGGTATTCGTGTGAGTTAGTTTCACCTAATTCAGGAATATCATAAAATAGTTGGTTATATTGGGAAAAAAATTCTTCAATATTGGGTTGGATTGCTAATTCCTCAGAGATAGTTTTAATTCCCAACTGATTGAAGGAAGTATCTACTGTTTTAGAGTATTGAGCCTTATTAAAAACTGTTTTATTTAATATAATATCTTCCGCCATTATCCACTAATTATTTTAAAGTAATAATTATCGTCATATACTCTAGTTGAACCGTCTATAGTCGTTTTAATCAACAGTTTATAATAACGTTCAGGTTCTAACCCATCCATATAAATGTCAAAATAATTACTAGTAGAATCAGCACTAATTTGGGTATATTGAGTATCAAAATCAATAATAAATTCATTAGTATCTAAATCCTTCACAGCGTAGTATGAAGAAATTGGGAGATAATTTTTACTAACATACAACGAACTTGTTTGAAATGTTCTTGCAGGGTATGTTGGACTAATATTAAGTCTAAATCTATTAATAGAATTTATGTTAAATGTACCTGGGTTCTCCGCTAGAGACATTTTTATATTAGAATCCGAAACTATAGATGATTCACTCCCACTTAAAATTGAAGTATAGTCTCTCCATTTAAATTCTAATTGTGGGGGGTATATTGTATTAGTATCAACACTATAATATTTAAATATAGGCTGCATAGATGATGTTGAGAAAAATTCAACACTAGATGTTAATTTAGTTATAAACCCGTAATTTGGGATTGAACCACTATACCATTTTGATACTATTGTTTTTGTTCCTACATTTAAATCTTTATCGCTTCTTAGATCAAAGGATTGAGTTACTTTATATGAAGGGACACCTGATCCTGAGTAGAACCAATTTCCTCCGCCTTGGGGAGAATATGTTGGGTTAAAGGAACTAGTATATAATTCAGTTCCTACAGAACCTACAGTACTCCAGGGGTTTAAATCCTTAGATGTTGTGTCTACCCAAGTAACGCCATTTGTTGTTGAGGGACTATCTCCAAACTCTCCAGTACCATTATTCCATTCCTGGGCTATTGGGTATACTTCTAGAATTTGTTCTGTACTTATCCCTTGAGCTTCAGCTATAAAAGTTCTAAAATTAACATCCCAAACACTCCCGCTAATTTTATTATCAATAATATCTACTATATCACTAGTATTAAATTGGGTTAGGAATCTAGTAATATCTGGGGTTCCTGAAGTTCCTAATGTATTCTTTACTTCGCTAATAGCATCTAACCCGAAATTAGAGTTAGGGTATAGGGAATATAAAGTAGAGTCTTTATATGGGAAAATTTTATATATGGCCATGCTTATAAATATTATAAAGGAACAACTTTTCCTTTAATATCTTGATTTGGGTACTTAACCTCGAATATACTTGGATCTAATGATGGGTAAATAACTTGATTTTGAGTAGCACCATTAATATCATATGAATATTGAGAATACCCGGATGTTGTCCCGGCTTTATTTGTAAATACAATATTTTTTACAGTTTGGACTCCATTAATTTTATCTAGGAGGATAAATATATCTCTCAACATTATAGGTTGATTAATTTGCCATTTATCTCTAGTAAAATAATCTTTTAACTCCGCTATACATCCTAAAAGAACCTCATTGTTATTGAATTCGGGCAGAACTATGATTTCAAAATTAACAGCGAGGTTAATAATAAAAGCATTTCTAATTTCAATATTATCACCTATAATCCTATTTTGAGATAAGTATGTTCTTAAATTTTTCTTTAAGGTGTTGGAGGGTTGGGAATATTGGCCTAATGAATTTAACCCCAAACAAAATAAATTTAAGGTTTCAATAGTAGAAACTTGATCATCAGTTAATTTAGGTTTTTCAATATAAGCTTTTGATAAGGCACCATACTCAGAAGGCATACTTAAAGCTCTAACTAAATAGTCTTCAGCCGTTACTGATCTTTGTTGTGATGCTATTAATGATAAAGTATTTTGTCTAATTTCTTCTAAAGTATCTCCCCCTCGACCTCCATCAGCGGCTTCTGGGTTGTTGGATGATATAGAAGAAAATATATAATCCGCTGATGTAGCGTTTAGATTATTTTTATTAAATTGTATATTTCTAGTATTAAGTGTAGTAAGAGTATTAGCATTTACATTAGAATTAACACCACCACCGGTAAGATATCTTACAGATAAGGTAGTACTTGATGGGGAGATTCCATAAGTATTAGTATATAAAAAGTTAGTTGGGGAATAAGAGGTTGTTAATTTATCTTGTTCGAATGGTAATCCCAATCCAATATTATTTAAGTTAGGAGTTATTTCTTCATCACTATCTAAAACAGTACCAGATCCAAATTGGATTGACATATTAGTTAATGATGTGAATCTAGTAGCAAATCTCCTTTGGATTTTATTTAATTTTAATAAATAAGGGACTTCACCACTATCTTGAACATTATTAGGATCATTAACATTAGTATTACTTATCTTACTATAAACCATCTCTTGCCCTAAATGATCAACTTCATACCATTTATTCCCATCAGAATCAGTAATATCTAATACTTTGATTATGTTTGAGGTTGAAATATCTATAGTTTGGAATGGAGTAGGATTCGTAAATGAAAAATCCTCAATTACTATTGTTGATGATATAGCTTTACGTGTTTTCTTTAAAAGATAATATTGGGGAGTATTCCCTGATATTTGGTAAACTGATAATTCGGTTGGGTCTTCAGAACTTGATATAGAGAAATCAACTTTACCTTGGGTTATAAAAGAAATATTACTTGAAGGTGAAGTTATAGTAGTATTTTCGGGTATAGTTAAAGTATAATCATAATCCGGTACTGTTGAACCACTGATTGTTTTTGCGGGGAGTTGCTGGTAGAAATCTATATTTACTTGAGCAACACCTGTTGTTTTTGGTTTATATCCAAACATATAAGCTAACTCAAATATATTATTTGTTTGCCTAGAATATTGAATAAAGTTTTCTTGAATTTGATTATCTAAATAAAAACTTAAAACATCACCAACATATGAAGATTGTTCCATAAATAACATTCCTGGGGATGTTGGGGAGAAGTCATTGTATGTGTTAGGGAAATAAGTTTTAGTAAACTCAATAAGTCTATTTCTAAAATCAGTAAAATCCCGATTTAGATATTTTATATCTCGATTTGGAGTAGCCATTAGTTAAATTCTATTTCAATTTCATCCGTAATATTAGTTCTTAAAACTTTATAATTTAATTCTATTTTTATTTTATTCCCATCATCTTCTCTTAAAATATTTAATTGTTCGACCTGGATGTTAGGGAAGAATTTAGATATTTTAGATGTGATATCTTGTTCTAGGAAATTAGTATTCCCATTAGTTATCTGTGTGAAAATAAAATCTCTTAAACCCCCACCAAAGGTTGGATTTAAAAATCTATCTCCAGGGTTAGTTAGGAAAAAGTTAATTAAATTATTTTTTATAGCATCTTTAGTTTGGTAGTTAGATTTAAAAACTGCATTACCATTAAACGGAAGATCAACCCCAACAGCAGCTGATGCATTTTGATCGATTGGATATATTTGTTGAGGGTTGAAAGTCATTATAGGTTAAGTAAATTTGAGATTTGGTCTAAACTAACAGAACCATTAGGTAATTGACCATTTACTGGGTCTGCTCCGGCACTAGATACACCTAAAGGTTGGGCATCTTGTGATGTGAATGACATTTTTGTTTGCTCTAAAGCTCCCATCATACTCTCATAACTCGATTTAATATCTACGTTATTCGGAGTTCCAGTTCCTTTATTCCCTATATTAACCGGAGGGATGAATGACTCATTGATTGGTGATTTAGGAGATTTGATAGCTTCTAAAAGAATTTCTTTTAATTCTTCTTGGATTGCTTCTTTTACAGCATCCTTGATCATTTTTTTTAATACATCTGTTTTCATCTATTATAAATATTTAGTTAATCCGCTTTTAAATTGTTTTGTTGAATATAAAATACTAACTCATCGATTAATACCTTATCACCAGCACTATATGAATATTCTCCTTTAAGTAAAATAACACCTTGTTTATTTTTAGCTACAGCTCTTTTACGTTTAAGAGTATTATTAGTATTTTCAGTTTCTATATCAAATGTAAACCCATTAATTGGTTGTTGTGGTGGGTTTTCTTCATTTTGAATTTTATTTATATTTAATAGTTCTTTATTAATTTCATCTAGGGTAGAATCTGAATTTGTTGAGCAGCCTTGTATTAATTTATCTAATATTGAAAGTAAGTCTAATATTTGTTGAATACTATTTTTTAGTATTAATAATATTAATAGAGTACCTGAGTTTATTTTAGAGAATTTATCTATATTTTCTTTTAATATGGGTTTTAGATCCTGAATTGGGGGAACTAATGAGGGTAGTGTTGGGGGTGGGGTTGGAATCGGTAGGAATTTTAATAGGGTAAAAGCAACTTTAGTACTAATTATTATACCTTGAAGAAGAGTTATGGCTTGTGTAGCGGTATCTACGACTTTATATAAATTATTTAGTTGTTTTGCTAATTTATTTCTCCTGATTATTAATTCTTTTAATTT